CCACCGGCTTACTCGGTAACGAAGACCACGGTCTGCCCGATCATGTACGAGGGGCATCCGCCATTCTTGCTCATCCACCGAACGAAGGACTTGGCTTTCTCGACGGTCAGATTGATTCGACGAGCCAGGTAGCTGATGGCGTACGACTCGGAAGACTCGCCCTCGACCGCGCGATCATACATCCCACGAACCACATCCCGCTTGCTCATCTTGTACCTCCTACTAACTTGATCGATCTATGATCGATCTTTGATAATCTCAATATACCACAGTTCCTTAGTCTCGTCAACCTGGAATCGAGCGTTTCCGCTCGATTTTTTATTTGACACTCTTACAAAGAGTGTCAACCTGTACTATGACCAGAGCTTATCCTCAAGGACCTTGAACGTCTCGGTGATCTTTCCCTTTCTGATCTTGACCAGAACGATGAAGCCATTCTGGGAAAGATCGAGGACCGTCCACCGACCATACTTCTTCGTGGTGATCTTATCACCGACTGAAATCAGTTGCTTCTTCATATAAGCTCCTTATCAATCTTTGATAATACCAATATATCTCATATTGGCTAGAATGTCAATAGAGAATCAACCGAAAAGGTTGAAATCTGATAGGTTGTTAGATAAGGTTAACAAAGCCTTCTGGCTTTGGTTGATATAATAGAAGATTCTTGACGGCCTGGATCGAGCAAAGACGCATAAGTCTTTATCGTGCAATGAATTATGTGGGTGACACGCTATAGAGGTATCAGATTGATTGAATAATTCATTGTCATATATAGACTTGTTTTCTGATCCTGTCACCGGTGTCACCTCGGTGTCACTCGATAATTCTTTTTCAGATATTGAATTATGTGCACGGGTGACACGGGTGACAGTGATTTTCACAATCGGATGTTTCTATGGATGATATACATGCATAGTCGAGCTTTACACTTACTGTCACCGTGTCAATTAAGCGCCTATTTTCTTATTCTGAAAAGAATTATGTGTTGACACCAGGTGACACCAGGTGACAGTACCGCACATATGTCTATATAGGATATAGAATTAGTGGGTGACAGTGCACATAATTCATTGAAGCATAACAACTTGTGCATCGCGTCGAGTTTCTTCTATTATATAGAGATTCTGAACCATATATAGTTAATATAATATAACGTGTTTAATATGAAATATTATTATCACTTTTCTCTTGACATGATATATAATGATATTGAGAGTGTATGCATGGCGTTAACGGATGATCGCTACTACGAAAAGCTTGAACTGGTCTTTCAAGCTTATGAGCGCTCTCTCGACATTGAGATAGCGCTCACGCTCGTGCCTATGTCCGATGAGGAACGCGAGCGCATGAAGACTGACGACGACCTGAATGCGCGCATCTCCGTGTGCGATGCGAAAGCACGTAACGACTTGATGGTATCGATGCGCGAACTTGCCGAAGGCGCGAAGACGGAAGGCGTGCGCTTTCAAGCGCTTAAAGAGTTGGGTCGTACGCTTTACCCGAAGCGTTTCAAGGATGATGCGCCACCCGTAGGTCGTATGCTCGTGCAGATAGTCGACGACATCAAGCCGAAGGAGGAAGCTTGAATAACCGCGAAGTAGTGCGCTTATCAGAGCTCCTCGGACCTTCGTTCGTGGAGCTTTGGTCGCGCATTAAGACCAACTTGCCGGATGAACTCTGGTGTATGGGCGGTCGCGGTTCGCTTAAATCTTCGTTCCACTCAATCATCACGCTTCTGCTCTTGAGCATGGACCCATTAGCTCATGCGTTTATCGGTCGACGCTATGACAATGAGTTGCGTGACTCTGTCTTTGGTCAGATGCAGTGGGCAGCATACCACTTGAAGGTCGATCATATATGGCGCTTCATGACGTCGCCGATGCAAGCTATTAATGAATCGACGGGTCAGAAGATTCTTTTTCGTGGCGTTGATAATCCATTAAAAGCAAAGTCAATCAACCTCGGCAAAGGCTACATTAAAGTGGCGTGGTTTGAGGAGGTTGACCAGTACGGCTCGATGGACGAAGTCCGCTCCATTCTTCAGTCTATCTTCCGAGGCGAAGACGTAGGTCATCGCATCGCGCTCTTCTCATTCAATCCGCCGAAGTCGATGCGGTCTTGGGTGAACCAAGAAGTAGCAGTCAAGCAAGAAGGCCGTGTAGTTCACACCTCCGACTATCGCACAGTCCCGCCTGAATGGTTAGGCAAGCGCTTCTTAGCGGATGCCGAGCGCCTAAAGAAGACGAATGAAGTAGCGTATGAGCATGAGTATCTAGGCATACCCACAGGTACGGGCAACGAGATATTCAACAACGTGACGCTCAGGCCCATCACAGACGCCGAGCGCCTTGCGTTCCCGACTTATTATCAGGGTCTCGACTTTGGTTTCGCCACTGATCCTCTCTGCTTCGGTCGTATGTACTATGATCCGAAGCGTAGGCGCCTCTTCATCTTCGAGGAGATTCAAGGCGTAGGCCTTCTCAATAGAGCCTTCGCAGAGAAAGCAACACTCGACCATAAGCGTCACTTGACGATGGCCGATTCAGAAGCGCCTAAGGATATAGTCGAACTTCGCGTAGAACATGGCTTCAATATTCGAGGAGCCGACAAGCCTAAAGGTTCCGTTGAGCACGGCATCAAGTGGCTACAAGAACTCGCCGAGATTATCATTGATCCTAACTCGTGTCCCCTTGCAGCTTATGAGTACGTGAACTACGCTTACGAGAAGACGCGCGACGGTCACATTATAGCGCGCTATCCTGATAAGAATAACCACTCGATTGATATGACACGCTACGCTATGGAGTCGTTCATACTCGTTAAGCAAGCAACAGAACCCACCATAGTAAGGCCGCCACGGCCTGTGGCCCACGCCTGGAGATAGGAGAGTCAAATGCCTGAGACGAAAGAACAAAGGCTAGAGCGCATCTTCTCCGAGGCGCGCAAACTCTTCGACTCTATCTATAACGTGGCTAATGATGAGCGCGTCCAGTGCATGGAAGACAGGCGTTTCTACGCAATCTCGGGCGCTCAATGGGAAGGGGACCTCGCGGAGCAATTCGCAAATAAGCCAATGCCCGAGGTTAATAAGGTATTTCTCGCCATCATCCGAATCATAAGCGAGTATCGGGCCAATAGAATCGCCGTGAAGTTCTCAGCCAAAGATGGCGTTGAGGACCCGAAGCTCGCTGAACTGTGCGCCGGTCTTTTACGCGCAGACGAGAAAGACTCGAACGCGGAAGAAGCCTTCGATAACGCTTTCGAAGAGGCGGTGTCGGGTGGCATGGGCGCCTTCCGATTGCGGGCTGTATACGAAGATGACGAAGACCCGGATAATGACAAACAGCGCATCAGGTTCGAACCCATCTATGATGCTGATGTGTCGGTGTACTTCGACCTTAATGCTAAGCGTCAAGACAAGGCGGATGCGCGCCACTGCTTCGTAATAACGTCCATGAGTCTTGAGGCCTTCTTGGACCTCTACCCTGACCAAGACCCCAATAGTTGGGAGCACGAGCCCAATCAGTTCGATTGGTTTGCTGAAGGCGATGTTTACGTAGCTGAGTACTACCGCGTGCAGGACAAGGTACGCGAAGAACTCGTGACGTTCGACGGACCGTCGGGCGACGAGAAAGTATACAAGCGGACAGACCTAACTCCAGAGGTCCTCAATGAGCTAATGTCAACAGGCTACGTTGAAGGCTCGTCGAGAAAAGTACTGACGAAGAAAGTACGCAAGTATATCATGTCCGGTGGCGGTGTTCTCGAAGACTGCGGATACATTGCCGGTAAGCGCATACCAATCATACCGAACTACGGCTATCGCGTCGTGATAGACGGCATTGAGCGGTGTACAGGACACGTTCGTCGCGCAAAGGACCCGCAGCGCATTAAGAACATGATGCTCTCGAAGCTCGAGGAACTGTGCGCACAGCCCAGCGTCTCGAAGCCCATCCTATTTCCTGAGCAAGTTTCGCGACATGACGAAATGTGGTCGAGAGATAATATGGATAACTATCCGTATATGCTCATCGACATAGTAAAGAACCAAGATGGTTCTGTACTAGCATCGGGTCCGATCGGCTACACCAAAGCCCCTGAACTTCCCGCTGCGCTGGTCGCGCTCAGTCAGTCATCCGACCAGGACCTGCGCGATACGCTCGGAAACCCTGAAGCTGCTGAGCGCCTTCTGAGCAACGTCGCCGAGAAGACCGTAGCACGTGTCCAAGACAAGATCGACGTACAGACTGCCATCTACGTCTCGAACTTCGCTAAGACGATGCGCGCAGCTGGCGAAGTCTGGCTGTCAATGGCGCAGGACCTGTACGTAGAAAAAGAGCGCAAGATGAAGACAGTGTCGGCCGAAGGTGCCCTTAGTTCCGTGACGCTGATGTCACCCACTGTCGATCCGTCCACGAAGGGAATGAGCACGACCGGCGACCTATCCAAAGCGAAGTTTGACGTGTCAGTGGACGTCGGTCCATCTACCAGCTCCAAGCGCTCGTCAATCAGGCAGGTTCTTACTGACATGTTGGCCCAGACACAGGACCCTGAGACTGCGCAGATATTGCAGTCAATGGTTCTAATGAACCTGGAGACTGACGGTACACTAGATGTCTCTGACTACTTCCGTAAAAAGCTCGTCAAGATGGGCGTGGTCAAGCCGACGGAAGAGGAAGCCAAGGAGCTTCAGGCTGCAGCTCAAGGTGCCCAGCCTACTGCAAATGATCAGGCCCTTCTGGGAATGGCGGAGGAATCGAACGCAAAGGCGATGCTGTCGAGAGTAAGCACGCTTAAGGTCCTTGCCGAAGTAGAAAAGATTAAGGCTGAAGTTGCGAAGATTGCGGCGGATATTGAAGGCAATAAGGGCGTGCAGATTCTGGATGCTCTGAGCAAAATAAGTTCGCAAGGTGCCGTCCTCTCCGGTGGACAATAGAGAGAGAAAGGAATTAGTATGGCAGGCTTCAGGCAGCGCGACGCAGAAGGTAACCTCATCGACGATGACGAGACCGACGCACAGGACGGCGGTGAGGAGTTGCAGCAGCAGGAAGAGTCCTCGATAGACGATGAGGACCTCGAGCAGGCCGAAGAAGGCGGAGAGGAAGGCGGAGAGGAAGGCGGAGAGGAAGTCGAGGAAGGTGGAGAGGAAGTCGAGGAAGGTGGAGAACAGGAACCCGAAGGCCTCGTGCTTCGGCTCGGTGAACCTGAGAAGCCTGCGGGCAAAGGCGAGTCCTCCGTCATTCAGCAGATGCGCGAGCGCAACAAGGAACTCGCGCGTGAGAACGCTCGACTGCGGCGAGGAAGTCAGGCTGGTGCTGAAGAGCCGCTCGAGGAGCTGGGCAAGAAGCCGACTATCCAAGACTTCGAGTTCGATCCCGATGCTTTCGAAGCAGCCCTCACCGCGTACTACGACAAGAAGTCGCGCATAGACGCTGCCATCGCGCGGCGCAAGGACAAGGAGAACGAGGAAAAGCAGCGCTGGCAGAGCAAGCAGAATGCTTACCAGCAAGGTCAAGGCTCTCTCGGAGTTACAGACTTCGCAAAGGTAGAGGCCACCGTGGCCGACGTACTGAGCGTCGAGCAACAGGGCCTCATCCTTCAGGGAGCAAAGAACTCCGCGGCCTTGGTCTATGCTCTCGGAAAGAACGACACTGTGCTGCAGCGTCTGGCGAAGATCACGGACCCCGTGGAGTTCGCCTTTGAAGTAGCGCGACTGGAGGCCACGATGAAGGTAGAGAGGAATGGCAAACCGGCCACTCGTCCGGAAAGAGTCCTGACGACCGGAGGACCGAAAGGCTCCGTCGTGGCGAGCGCAGAGGAGAAGCGTCTCGAGAAGCTCGCGGAGCAGACCGGTGACTACACGAAGCTGTACGCCTTCAGGCGCAAGCAGAAGCAAAAGACTGCAGCCAAGGCGAAGTAGATAGCGGACGCGCGGGCGCCACCGCGTTAAAAAAGGTAGACCAACGGCTGCCGTCCTGCCGTATTAAGGGCGAGGTGTAGAAGCGGTCCTCGTAGTGGGACCGAACATCTCGAGCCGTTAGGAGTAACCTATGGCGAACTCACTGGCGAAAGACCTCGAAATGATTTTCGAGCCTTTCATCGAAGGGTACGACGCGGCGTGCGTCATATCCAGGGAGGCCACGTCCTCCTTCCCCGACCCGCAGAAGATGCAGCGGGCCGGCGACACCTTCTACCGCAGGCAGGTGTTCAACGCCTCGGTCGTCACCGGCCTTGACGTGTCGGCCGCGGCGAAGACCGACGTCATCGACCGCTACGTGCCGACGGTCTACAGGTCGCCCGACAACGTCGTGTTCCAGCTCGACGCGAAGGAGATGCGCGACCCGGACTACATGGCCAAGCAGGGGCAGGCGGCCGCGGTCAGGCTGGCCGCGGAAATCGACAAGAACGTCTATGCCCAGGTCGGCCTCGAAGCGAGCATCGTCATTAAGAAGGTCGGCGCCTTCTCCTGGGATGACGGAGCGCAGGCCGAGGCCAACATGCTCTCGCGCGGTCTTGCCGGTTCCGGCAGGAAGCGCCAGATGTTCCTCAATGCCTGGGACTACATGGCCGTCGCGAAGGACCTCGGCAATCGCGCCTACATGGGCGATCTGTCGAAGGATGCCTATGAGCGGTCGAGAGTCCCGGCCATCGCGGGCTTCGAGACCTTCCGCACCGACAACCTGTACAACCTGGCCGTCATCGGCACGGTCTCGGGCATCACGGTCTCGGGCAACCAGTCCTTCACGCCCACTGCCATGACTGGCAACCTGCCGACGGACAACCGCCGCATGACCCTCAACGTGGCCGGCGCCAACTACGCCAACACGAAGAACGGCGACTGCTTCACGATCGCGGGCGTCAACGCGGTGCACCAGGTCGACAAGAGCGACAGCGGCCAGCTCATGACCTTCCGCATCATCAGCGGTGGCGGTACGGCAGCCTGGGTCATCACCCCCGGCGTCATCATCACCGGCCCGTACCAGAACTGCTCGGCGCAGGCAGCCACCGGCGCGGCTATCTCGTTCCTCAACACGGCGACCAAGCCCATCAACGCCTTCTGGGCGGACGGTGCGGTCGCCCTGGACTACGGCAAGCTCGCCTTCCCCGCCGGCATGGGTGCCGAGGTCAAGACGGCGTCGACCGAGAACGGAGTCCCGCTCCTGATGGCCTACAAGTTCGACGCCCTGACGGGCATCTGCGTGGTCCGGTTCACCACGCTCTATGCCGTCACGGTGCTCGATCCCGAGTCCTGCGGCATCATCATCGCGAACCAGACCTGATGAAGGTCTAGGCCAGGGAGCTGACGAGGCTCCTTGGCCTTTAGCGCTTAAGCGCTCATCTTGAAGTGAAGGAGAACGCCATGACAGACACGAGCCTGGTCGAAGACAACAAACCCCCGAAGGACCCGAACCTGATCGAGAACGCCATCATGCTCTACAGACCCAACCCGAACGCGGAGCCCATCGACGGCCATCGCGTCGACGCGAAGCTCTTCGACAAGGACGATCCCAAGTTCGAGGCAAAGTCCGAAGGCTGGTTCGAGCACGACGAGCTCTGGGCGGAGATGGACAAGGCCGCCGCGGAGAAGGCAGGCGAAGCCGGCAAGGAAGGCGACGGGACCGGCGGCGGCGAGTTCAACCTGTAGCCTATGCGCGTCGACCCGGCACTATTGAAGGTCTTCGCTGGTCGTGTGCTAGAGGAGCTAGCTACTAGCGAAGCAAAGTCGGTCACGAAGTTCTTCAACGATCACTACGTGATGCGCGCAACATGGCGGTTCAAACCGCGGGCCAACTTCGCACGCCATGAGATAGTGCTGACGGTCGGCGCGCCGAACTACGCCGAGAGAAAGTATCGGCGACGCAAAACAGTAGGGGACAAGTCCTGGTGGTACAGGGCGTGGCCTAAGAAGGTGAAAGCATGAAAGGATCAAGGGTAACATCCGGTCCCTCTGCCGCAGAGCAACGCAAGTGGCAGGCCGAGGACGACGCCAGAACCCTTGCAAGGGCTGGTGAGATAATGGGCGACCGGGGCAGACTCGCTCGAGCCAAAACGGTCGTGAAGAAGCAGGCGACGGACGCGGCTAAAGCTGCAAAGAAGATCGGCAAGCTATGACCACAACCAAGCGCAAGCTCGCCCTCTCTGCCTTCGTCGAACTCGGGTTCGGAGGCACAGAGTTCGATATCGATCCCGAGCAACTTGTCAATGCCCTGTCGGCGCTTGACATGATGATGGCAGAGTGGGCGGGCCGTGGCGCTCGGCTGGGTTACGTTCTGCCCAATGACTACAGTCTATCGCGCTTTGACCAAGACATGTCAGTACCCGACTGGTCATACTCTGCGATCGTTGCCAACCTCGCTATATGGATCGCCCCATCACTTGGCAAAACGCCGAGTCCTCAAACCATCACTAAAGCTGATCGTGGCTGGGCCTTGGTGATGTCGAAGAGCACATCGAAGCCACGCAAGCTCGCTATGGGTCCAATGCTGGCCGGAGCGGGTGCAAAGAGCAGGGGCGGAAGCATCGTGGTCTCGCAAGAGCCGGATGAAACTATAGACGCACCCAGTGAGGAACTGGGACTGGAGAGGTCATGAGCAACCTGACAAGAACGGACGGCGTCGAAGTCGGTGACCTCGTCGTCATATGGAAGACTGCTGATGGAGACTTCCGCGGCGTTCCTCTTGACGCTTTCGTCGATGACCTGAAAGCGCTGCTCAGTCTCAAGGAAGAGGCTGACACGCAGTATGCCGCCCCCGCGGCCACAGGCTTCAACATTGCCATCCTCGGGGCCGATCCAGCCAATGACGTACACCTGCTGCTCACACCTCTTGCTGGTTACGCTGCGGGAACGCTCACGCTGCCTCCCGTTGCTACTCTTCGCGACAAGCAGGAAGTCATAGTCAACACCACCCAGGCCGTCACTGCCCTGACGGTCGCGGGCAACGGTGCCACGGCCGTAATAGGCGCTCCGACCACCCTCGCGGCCAATGCCTTCTTCCGCATGCAGTACGAGCAGTCCAACAAGACCTGGTATCGCGTGGGATAAGGAGAACAGCGTGCAGGTACCAGTGCTGACCGGCGTTTACGCCGACGAGACTGCCAACTTCCGCGAAGCCTATCCGGTGAACATGTTGCCGGTGGTGATGGAGTCCGGTCTCAGCGCGGGCTATCTGCGCGTTGCTGATGGAGCAGAAAGAATCGACTCCGGAGAGGGCATTCCTCGCGGCGGAGTGAATTGGAACGACGAGTTGTATCGCGTGTCAGGCACCAAGTTGGTCAAGGTTCGGGGCAATGGTCACGTTATTCTTGGAGACGTGGGTCCCGGTGGGCGCGCGACATTCGCTTACTCGTTCGATCGGTTGGCAATAGCTTCTGGCGGCCGTCTTTATTACTGGAATGGGTCGACGTTGACGCAAGTGACTGACCCGGACTTGGGGACTGTTTTGGGTCTCATCTGGATCGACGGGTATTTTATGACGACGGATGGCGAGTTCATGGTCGTCACGGAACTTAACGACCCGATGAGTGTTAGTCCACTGAAGTATGGCTCCTCCGAAATAGACCCAGACCCTATAGTGACGATTCTGAAGCTACGCAACGAGGCAGTAGCTGTCAATAGGTACACTATAGAGTTCTTCAGTAACGTTGGCGGGTCGGGGTATCCTTTCCAGCGGATAGAGGGAGCGCAGATTCAGAAAGGTGCCCTTGGTCCGAATTGCGCTTGCATATTTGCAGATGCTGTAGCGTTCCTCGGCAGCGGAAAGAATGAAACTCCGGCAATTCATCTGGGCGTCAATGCTGCGACGACGAAGATAAGTACGCCAGGAATAGAGGCCGTGCTCGAGAGTTTCAGTGATGAGGAGTTGGCGAACGCTGTTTTGGAAACTCACGTACATAAGTCTCATCCACAGCTCTGGGTTCGGCTTCCTGATAGGACACTTGTTTACGACATAGACTCCTCTCGCTTGACCGGAAAGCATGTATGGGTTACCTTGACGAGCGCTACCGCAGGCTTTAGCGCCTACCGCGTCATCGATCCCGTCTGGTGCTACAATGCCTGGCAAGTGTGTGATGCGTCGGATGGTTCTTTTGGTCGTATGACTCCAGACTCAGCTCGTCACTTTGGTGATGTTGTGCGCTGGGAGTTTACCACCCAGATACTATACAATGAAGGCAGAGGCGTGCAGTTTCACGAGTTGGAACTG